AAAAATTAAGAGAGGGCTTAAAAGGAAGAAAACCTCAAGGTGCAGGTGGTAAATCTAAATCAGAAAGAAGTCGGGAGCATGGCCGACACAGTTCTCGACAATTTAAAAAATTATAGTGATATTTATGAATAAACTAGGAAACCACGATTTTATGTATTGTGGCATTTGTTACTTTGAAGGAGAAAAACCATTCAGTTTCTGCGACTTATGCTGGATTGCTCATGGAAAACCAAAGGGGATGAAAGAATGAATTGGAAAACCATTATGAAGAAGGATAAAAAAGATATGCGAGTAGGTCGTGTATATCCTTCAGATAGAGCAGGAAAAAAGATTATGATGCTTACTCACGAAGGAAAAAAGATTCATGCAGGTGCTAAAGGATATGGCAATTACAAAGGCAAAGGTAAGAATAGAGGCGGTGGAACTCATACAAATAAAAAACGTCGTGCTAATTTTAAATCAAGACACAATTGCCAACAATGTAAAGGAAGAATTACAACACCTAAATGTTTAGCCTGTAAAAAATTGTGGTGATATTATGAAGTGGGAAGAAGTATTGAAAAAGAAAAAGAAAAGAAAATCAACTGTTAATCAAGCAGGTAATTATACTAAACCTGCTATGCGTAAAAGAATCTTCAATAGAATAAAAGCAGGAACTAAAGGCGGTGCAGCAGGTCAATGGTCTGCAAGAAAAGCACAAATGCTAGCACAAGCGTATAAACGGGCAGGTGGTGGCTATCGCAATTAATTGGTGGAGTATTCTAAAAGCCAAAACAAAAAGGCAAAGAGATTTATCTACTTGGACTGATGAAGATTGGGGAAGTGCTGAACAACATAGAGCCAAAGATAAAGGAAAGAAACCTAAATCTAAAACTAAGGGAAGATATATGCCAAGAGCAACTTATCAAAGAACAGATAAAAAAACTTTAAGGTATCAAGACGCAAAGAAGAGAAAAGGTCGCAAAAAAGGTATTCAGCATGTTCCAACAGGAAAGAAGTTCAGTCAAAAGTGATTATTATGTGGCAACAAATCCTAAAGAAAGATATGTCTTACTGCGTTTGTAGTGGGCCAAATAAAACTAAGGGATTTACTTGTAAAGCACATTGTCGAAGTAAAGAAATGAAAAAGGCTGACCCGAAAAAAGGAACGGGTAGAAAACCAAAAGGTTCTGCTAGAAGATTATACACAGATGAAAACCCAAAAGATACTGTTCCAGTTAAATTCAAAACTGCTCAAGACGTAAGAGATACATTTGCAAGTTCAGCATTCAAATCTAAATCACATCAAAGACAATCACAAATAATTAATTTAGTTGAACAAAGATTGCGAGCAGCAGTTAAAAACGCAAAAGACCCAGATACAAAGAAAAGATTAAATGCTGCACATAAAGTAGCATTAGCAAGAAAAGAATCCAGTAAAAGAAAAACAAAAAGCCGAAGAAGAAGCGCATTTACAAGGTGATTAAAATGAAATGGAAAGAAGTATTGAAAAGCAATTGTGGCACACATAAAACAGATGAAAAGATGCTATATGGTGGGCAAAAGAGGTTAGATAAAGATAAGGATGGTAAAATCACAGAAAAGGATTTTGCTATGCTTAGAAGAGAAAGAGTAAAGAAAAACATTGAAGAAGAAATTCTTGAAGAAGTAGAAGATGAAGGCGGTGCTTTAGGAATGAAGAACCTAAAAGATATTGCTGACAAAAAGAAACTCAAAGAAACTCTTTCCTCTATGGAAGATAGAAAGATTATTTATGAACATGAAGATGGTGATTTCTATACTCACAAGCCAAAGAGAGAACAGAAAAAGAAAGGTGATTAAGTGGATTGGCAAATTATTCTAAAAGAATTGCTTTGTCCTTTAGCAACAAAAAGCGTCTACTTAAATACTAAAAATAGAGACGAAGCAATAAAAAATAAAAACGTTAAATATGGGCCACTAAATGTAGATGAACCTGCTGATTATTGGGAAAAGATAGCAGAACATTGGAATACAACAGAAGAGGCTGCTAAGAAATCAAAATGTTCAAACTGTATTGCCTTTGATATTAGCCCTAGAATGAAAAAGTGTATGCCATTAGAAGGTGATTTAGGTTATTGTTGGATGCATCACTTTAAATGTCATAAAGATAGAAGTTGCTATACTTGGGCAAAAGGTGGCCCAATTAGCAAAGATGAAGTATCTAAGAAGAATCAAATGAAAAGCGAAAGCAAAAAGGCTTAATAAGGGTATCTATTATAGTCGAATATAGGGGGCGTAGCGTATGGTGGAACAGAAAAGAAGATTCTCCATTACTAATCTATTTAGGCGTTCTACTCCCAAACCTGCCGATAGACAAATTTTTAACATCGGTATTCAAGAAAGAAGAAATCAACAGATGATGACCGCACCAATCATTTATTCGATGGTGCAACAATCTGTTATCGTAAGAACCTGTATTACTCAATTAAAGCAAGAAATCTTTAGAAGAGGATATGTTTGGGAAAAGTCTTATGAAGCACTTTGTAAAAATTGTGGTAAAAAACACCAAAAGCCAGTTATGGAATGTTCTCGATGCGGTTCAGAAGATTTAAGAATTCCAGACCCAAAACAATTAGAATACATTGAAAAGTTCTTAGATAGATACGTCAATAAATCTGAACAGTTATTTATTGATGTTCTTAGGGAACTTGAAGATGATTTAAATACAATGGATGATGCATACATTGTAATGGTAAAAGAGTATTTTATTGACGGTAATGGTAAAATACGAATGCATCGAGTAAAAGAATTATACAGGGGCGACCCTGTAACTATGTATATTTATGCTGATGAAAATGGCGTAAGAGGAACAAAGGGTTTCACTTGCGTAAATCATCGTGATATTATTGCTACCGAACCACATGAAACTTGTGAAGTTTGTGGCAGTAATTTATTTCCTATTCATTATGTAAATAGAGTTGGAGGCGAGGACCAATACTTTTTAGAAGGAGAAGTGCTTCATTTTAGTAAATATAGTCCATCTCGTCTTTACGGATTATCTCCTATTTTAACTCTTTATAACCATATTATGACTTTGATTGCTATGGAGAATTACGTCAATTCATCCTATACAAAGAGTAGAATGCCGAGAGGTCTATTAGCAGTTCAAACAAGAAACATGGAGTCTATGCGCTCTTTCTGGAGGTCTGTTAAAGAAAAGATGGAACAAGACCCGCACTTCATTCCTGTCATGGGAATCGAAGCGGAGAACGGTAAAGGGGCTGTTGAATGGATTAAGTTCATGGACAGTTTGAAGGAGATGGATTACGTTTCAGTCAAGGATGATTTACGGGATAGGATTTCAGCATTCTATGGAGTCAGTAAAGTATTTATGGCTGATAATACTACAAGTGGTGGATTAAACAACGAAGGTATGCAGATTCTTGTTACAAATAGAGCAGTTCAAATGGCTCAGAATGTATATAACAATTATGTATTTCCGTTTTTGGTTAAACAGTTTGGAATTACAGATTGGGATTTAAAACTACCACCAAGCGAAGAAGAAGATGAAATTGCAGTATTGCGTAAAAGAGAAATTGAAGTCAATATTGCAGCATCAATTAAGAATTTAGGATTTGAAATTGAAATGGATGAGGATGGTCAATTTACTTATACTAAACCTGAGCCTAAAGAAGAACAATCAGAAAAAGGTGAAGATATGATAGAAAATGACCCATTAGCAGGTTCTAATTTAGACCAAAGGGATTTAGATGAACAAGCAAGACAATTTGCTCAAGGTGGAGGAAAACCACAAGAAAACCCACCTGCTACAAGAAATAAACCATCAATGAGCGTTGGTCCAGATAAAAGATTACAAGGATTACCTCAAGATGCAGGGAATCAAAACGTAGATAGAAGAAGTGAAAGGAGAGTTGGATAATATGAGCGAAGATAGTAAGCAAAAAGAAATTAGGCTAAGAAAAGAATTAGCAAAGGTAAAGGCGCAAAATGCAAGTGAATCAAGAAAGATTACAAAGAACCGTGATTTTTCTGTTGGTGGTATTCCACCAGATACTACGCATAAGCGAACAAATACATCAAATGATGTTCCCGATGCTATTCTTTTGCCATCAAAGCGAAGAGGAAAGAAAGAAAACATTCCATTTTGAGGCGATTCTAAATGATGCATCGTATTATTCTTAAAGGCGCAGATGATGACATTTTTATGATGTTATCAATGATGCACGATGATATGATTAGTAAAATTCTTAAAGCAAAATTTACTGCCGAAGAAGCATTATCAAAGAAGAATAAAGATGCTGCCGTTAAAGAACTAGGAAAACTTTTAGATACAAGAGTTCTTGAAGAAAAAGATGAAGATGGAAAATTAACTGGCAAAATTATTATCGCTAAAGAAGGCGGTATTAGATTAAGAAATTTCATCAAAGAAAAGAAACCTTTGTTTAATAGAGAATTATTTTCAAGGGAGTATATGGGAGATAAACCTGCTCCTGAAGAAGATGATAAAAAAGAAAAATTGCCTTCTGTTCAGCAACAAAGAACAGAATTCTTAACTAAGTATAAAACTCTTGATAAGTTTAAAGAAGCCTTTGCAAAAATAAAAACCTTCAATGAAACATTTATGAATAAGAAAACGGGAACTTATAAAAATAAATACTTTGATGATAAAGTAATTCAAGTTCCTGAAAATTTTGATATGTCAAAAATAGAAAATCAAATTAAAAGATTAGATAATAAATATGGTAAGGAAATTGAAAGAATTGGAATTAAATTAGGGGGCAAATATCCTGAAGTAAGAGAAGGAAATACTCCCGAAATGGAAAAAGAATTTGATAAGGCATCAAAAGACTATCAAGAAGGTATTAAGAAAATTACTGATAAAATTGACAAATTAAAGAATAAGACAAAAGATGAAACGATACAAATTCTTAATGACAAGTTTAAAGCAGATGTTAAAGATTATAGACAAAAAGTGAAATCATTTGCTCCTTTTATTCAAGATGGAAAGCCCATTAAAGGATTAGCAAAATTAATTAAAGACGCTCCTAGTAAGTTAAAAGAAATGAAAGCGGCTGATAAGAAAGTAGCAGAACAACTAGAAAGTTCTGACCCCTTGTTAAATCACCTAAACAGAAAAACTAAAACAAAAAAAGTAACACTTTCTAGGTTTAAAAATGAAAATAACTTCGATGTATTTATGAGCGATTTAAGAAGAGTTTTGGCTATGATTCTAAACTCTTTCGGAACAGACTACAAAAGAGAAGTTAATGAAATCATTCAAAAAATTAATGATTCTTTAAAGAATGAAATGGCTAGGCTTAAGGATAGAAAGTCTGATGATGCTATTCGAGCATTAGATGAAAGAGAAGAACTTGCAGGAGTTTTAAATACTTTCTATAAAGATTTAAACCGTATGCTTAGAGAACTAAGTTCAAAATCTGGAATTGTTAAGTTCTTTACAGATAATCCTATTTCTAAACAAACTTTAATTCGTTTAATTCAAGAAAGTGGTGAGGATGAAGAATACTTGAATTATACTGTTCCTAGAAAAGACCAAGCCGATAAATTACAAAAACTTCCCAGACCAATTGACCCTCCTTCTCAAATAGAACAAATCAAATCTAAATTAACTAAACAAAATATTTCTAAGATAGTTAAGGTTTTAGTTGAAGCAAGAATCAGCCCTAGTGGTTTTTATTCAGATAAGCAAGTATCTGCTATTAAAGCAAATGTAAAGGAATATACAAAAGAATTGACTGATATTGCGGTGCAAATAGAAAATAGCATCAATAGAACGGAAAAAGAAATAAAGGGAGATTCAAATCAATTTAAGCGTTCTATTAGCAAAATTAAAACTGCAACAGAAGCAATTGACTTAGACTCTTTAGATAACATAAAGGCAAAAGAGTTTAGTGATGCATTGAATGAAATAAATGATGAATATCAAGAATTTGTAGATTCCTTTGAGTTTAGTAAATTAGAGTCTTTAGCAAGAATGGCTAGAGAAAGAATGACAACACCACCAAGCCCTAAATCCAGAAAAGAAAAACCTGAAGAAGAAGAAGAATTTATGTTTGATTTTGATAAACTTTTGGAGCAATCAGAAAGATTCAAGAGAGTCTATGAAAGAGGCATGAAAAAGGCAGGTCTTGAAGAACAATTAAAAGAGGCTAAAGAAAATATTAATCAACTAAGCCGAGCAATTATGAAATTAGTGGGCGCTAAAAATAAATTAGAAGAAAAAGAAGAAAAACTCGCTGAATCTTCAGAAATGCAAAGTCAGATAATGAGCGATGACTTTAAGCAATTCTTAAATTCTATTTCTGAAGAAACCAGAAACCTACAAGAATTAGAGAAAGACTTCATTAATCATTTAAAGCAAATAGCGAAAATTGAAGCAGTATTGGAAAATAAAGAATATGCCAAAGCATTAGCAATAGCATCATATAGATATGGTAAGAATCTTGAAACAGAAGAAATTAATAGATTAAAGGATGCAATTAAAACAACAAGAAATATAATGAGAAGGAGAGAAATAAGATGACATGGGATTTTTACAATACAGGAGAAGAATTCGTCCTCAAAGAAAAGACAGTAGCAAAGAATCTACTAGATACATTAAGTCCTAAAGAAAGAAAGTTATTGAAAAAGAAAGTTCAAGCGGCATCACCGACTGAATTTTTTGGACAAGACTTTACTAAATTAGGAGAACTTATTGAGTCTTTAAGAGAAATCAATTTTATTAAAACAGATGACAAGTTAAAAAAGAAAATGAAATCAATGGATGAAAGGAATATTGATATAGTTGCCACAGCATCCAAACTTCGTAAGGAGTATGAGTTGCTCTATCGTCAATTGCGAGATTTAGTTTATCCACCAAAAAAAGGAGAGAAAAAAGATGACAGAAAAGAATGAAGTTAGTAATGATATTTTGGCTATATTGAAAGCCTTAACAGATAAGATTGAATCATTAGAGAGAACAGTTTATGCAAAGGATAATTTGCTAATGAAATCTGGTCTTGTTGTTTCAGAAAGTCCTACTCCATCAATGGATAATAAGATTGCTTCACCTGTTGGTGATGTAGCAAACATGGAATGGTCTGAAATTCATAAAATGGTAGAAAAAGTAGGAGGACAGTAATATGACAGAAGATTGGAAGCAAGTATTAAAGGCGATAAATATTGGACAAAGGCAAGAAGAGGCTAGACAAAATACTCAGCAAATAGTAGATAAATTAATTGCTGAAACTAAATATACTCAAAGAATAGATAAAAGACTAGATAAGTTAGTGGCTAAAAACCAAAATGCAAAGGAATATAGATTAAAGATACCAATTTTAGCAATATTAACACAAAAATTTAAGTTTAGAGGGCAACCTGAAAGTATTAAACCTATGCTAGAACAAAAATTAGCAGAAGAATATGATGTTGAACAGGTCGAGATTAAAGGTAGAGAAATAATATTCAAACGGCCAAAGAATACTGGCGGAACTGAAACGGAGTGATTATTATGCCCGAAAAAGTAACAAAAGAAGAAAAAATCGTAGATTTAGCAATAGCGAAAGCAAGAAAGACAATTGAAACATTAAGGGAATCTACACAAGTTATTCCTTATGATTCGACAGTAGAAGTTCAAAAGATTAAGCGACCTAAAGTTCAAGATGCTTCAAAGATTACAAATCAAACTCAAGAAAAAGAAGGTTATGGTTTAGCAGGAGAATCTTTAAAGAAGTCAATGGTTCTAAAATTTGATGATGAAATGGCATTAAGCGGAGAAAATGTAAGAGAACCCTCAAGTCTCGCTCCTAGATTTGTTGGGCCTCATTTTTCAATTAATTTAAAAAGAGAAGAAATCGAAAAAGTTTTAAAAGAGTTTAATAAAAAATATCCAAACGTAAGATTGTATAGAGTAACAAATGGTGATGAATATATTAGTGCGTTTGTTAATCTAGCAGCATATTTATATCCTAAAAATGTTGGTAGAACATTTAGCAATATTGGAGAGAGCCAATTCAAGAAAAAGTGATAATTCATGCCTCTTCTTATTGAAAAGGATAAAGATTCTTCCGAAGAGATTATACGTCTTTTTGAGAAAACAAGAGTCGCTTATCTATCTGCTCGCACCGACCCCAAAGAATATGGGAATAGGTGGCGTAAAGCAATTGATGACATTAGAGAAATCTATGAGCAATTGAATGAACTTAGTAAAGAAATGAAAAAGTTTGTTCAAGAAAATGAATTAGAAAACAAAGAAGCAAAAGACCCTACAAGTAATATCGCTGAAAAGATTTACAACGGTATTAAAGAAATGCGATTCAGTTCTGATTTGATTTCAGACCCATTCGCAAGAAAATACAAAGGGAATGTTCTTGAAGGATTACTCTCTTCTCCAGAAACAATGGTTAAATTTGTTCACTATGCTTTAAGAAATAATGATAAAGCACTTCCAAAAGAAGTTTGGAGCATTAAAGATATGGAAGCCGATACGATAACTGATGGGTTGGAAGGACTCGACCTAGATGAAGAGGACATCCCCCTCTATATTATCGAACAGTATGGCGACGATAAAGACTCAAAAAAGGTAGAAAGCAAAGTTAAGGCTGCCTTAGAGATATTAGAAACGTTATTTTTCTCCAAATACTCAAAAGAAGATTTAAAGGACTTGAAGGAAATTGATGGCATTGAAAAGTCTGAGCAAAAATCTAAAAGCGATTTTATTACTCCGAACAAACCAATGTATAGAATCTTTGATATTGATGACATGAATGAATTAAAAGGCTTCTCAGGAAATTACCTCGTTCAAGAAAAGTATGATGGTATGAGAATACAGATTCATAAGATTGATGGTAATGTTCGCATCTATTCATATAATGAAAAAGATATTTCCGAAAAGTGTAAAGAACAAGTTGAAGAACTCAAAAAGAAAAAGTATGGAGATTGCATTCTCGATGCTGAATTAATTTTGTTTGATGGCGATGAAGCACTACATCGTGCTGATACTGTTGCTCATGTATTTAAGAATAAATACCCCGATGCTAAGTTAAGAGCGCACGTTTTTGACATTATGCGACACAATGAACAAGAATTAGTAGAAGAAGAACTTGATAATCGAATCAATACTTTATTTAACAACTATTCAATGCATTCAACAGAAGCAATTGCATTTCCATCAAAGAAAGATACAAGAACTGCTGATAACTTGAAGGATGTGGAAGAGTATGCGAAAGAGATTATGGATATGCCTACATCCGAAGGTGTAGTTATCAAAGATATGACCTCGACGTATTACATAGGCACAAGAAAGAATCCTAAGTGGATTAAGTGGAAAAAGTTTGTTGATTTGGATTTAATTGTCCTTGATAAGAAAACTACAAAATCAAATCTAAATTCATATACTTTAGGAGCAGGGCCAGTTGAAGGAGAAGGAAAGTTTTATTCTGAAATTGAAGGTAAAACTTACATGGATGTTGGTAAGGCATTGAATACCAAAATAGATGTAGATATTGGTGATATTGTTAGAGTTAAGGTTGATGAAGTTAAAAAGAATGGAGATAGATATACTTTGTTTTCTGCAAAGGTTATTGAAGTTCCCGAAGTTGAATATCCTGATAAAATCGTTACATTAGAAATGCTCTCACAAGATACTAAGAAATCATTAAATTATGATGTTAAGGCATTAGAAAAAGGAATGATTGTTACAGACCATATTCATGGAGAAACTAATGTAATTATTAAATCTGATTTTGATGGCTTTACTATTTATGGTTTTGAAGAAAGTAATCTCATGTCTAAGAACGCATTGATTGATATTGATATGTGGAAAGCACAAGCCGAAGAAATTATGAAAACTAAGCAATCAAAATTAACTCAAATTGGTTTCAATTACCTAAAAGAAAATGGTTCTAAAACGCCAAAGGAATTACACAATTTCTTAGTTAAGAATCATAAATCTATTTATGAAGATATTTTGGAAAGTAAATTAAATAGAGTCAAAGATTGGTTTGAACAAAGAGATGGTATCTCTTTTGATATGAAAACTAAGAAACTCTTTGCTGATGATGATAAAGTTATTAAAGAACCAACAGTATTGAAAGCATATAAAACTCCAGAAGAATATCGTAAAGGTGATTTTAAGATTTACTTAAGAGAAGATGATAATTTAAACTTTACAATATCTGTTGGTGGAGAAACAATGCATTGGTTTATTGAACTTAATGAAGAGGATAATATCTTTGATTTATTTGGAAAAGCAGGTAAATATCCTGCGGAAGTTTCAAAGAATGTTTCTAAGGATAAGGTAATTGATTCTGGTAAAATTGAATTAGGATTACAAAGACACGGTTATCACGAATATTTCTTAGAAGGAAATAAGTTTGAAACAAAATTACACATTAGAGTATTACCTGTAAAGGATAAGAAAATGTGGCTTGCATGGACTGGATTCAAACAAACCCCTGCTGATAAGGATAATGATGAAGGAATCTGGAACATCTATGAGGATAGGTTTAACGAATTAACCATACCACAAGAGTAAAACCGAGTCTATTATATACTGAACTGAATTACAAGGAGTTGAAGGACATGAGCATCAGTATCATGGCAACAAGACATGATGAGTTTAACATTATCAAAAGCGATGAACTGATGATTGGTGGATATGCAAGCATTGAAATTGTAGATAAGCAAAATGATTTAATAACCTTAAAAGCATTAAATGAAGCCGTTAAAAAGTTCATGGAAAAGCCTGAATATAGAAATGTAATGACAAATCATTCAAATGTTCAAGTCGGAGAAGTAGTAGATTCATATAGAGATAAAACAGGGAGATTGTGGAAAACAGAAGTAGATGATGTTGGATTCTTTGTTGTAATCAAATTAAGAGATGATATAGAAAAAGCCAAAGAAGTTGGTCGAGGAATTCGCAAAGGGTCGTTAAGGTCATTTAGCATTGGAGGACAAGCGTTACAGAAATCTAAGAAGAAACATTCAGAAATGGGTGAATACAACGAGATAAGTAAATTAGAACTGCACGAAGTAACAATATGCGAAAAAGGAATTAACCCCGAAGCGAGATTCGATATTTTAAAACAAGATAAAGGAGAAAAAAATATGTCAGAAAAATTAGCGAAAGCATTAGAAGAATTAGACGCATTGATGGAAGAAGTCAATACGTTGAGAAAGGAAGAAGAAGAACAAATGGAAGATGAAAAAGCCATGAATCCAAGAGCAACAGAAATGATGGACGATGAAAAGGCTGATGATTCTGAAATGATGGAAATGGCCGATGAAGAAATGATGGAAGATGAAAAGGGAATGGGCGAATATGCAGATTATGAATCTGCTGATAAGGCTTATCTTCGCACATTAGATGGTGCAGGTAATCAAATCGGTGAACCTGCTGATAGAATCGTTATCAACAATGGTCGCCCAACATCTTCTGATATGCCTGTTGTTAAGGCATTCGACAACGATGAATTAGATACACTTGATTTGTCTGTTGGTAACATTGAGAAGGCTTACGAGGCTTTCCGTCAAGAACAACTTGAAAAGTTGGCTTATGACAACTTGCAAAAGTCCTTTGAAGCACGTTTCGCAAGAGAAAAGGCTTCAAGAGAAAACATTCTCGCAAAGTCTCAATATGATGCACAAAGCGAGATTGCATCCCTTAAGGATGAATTTACACAATTAAGAAAGTCTTTGACGGCTGAAAAGGAAACAATCCTAAAGGCTCAAGAAGAGGCAAGAATTGAACTCCCAAGTATTGATGATTTGGCTGAAATGGATTGGTCGGATATTCATAAGATGGTTGGAGGTTATTAAGATGGTTGGATATATTAACACTATTGCAGATTTAGAAGCACAAACATACGGAACAAGCACTTTTGCTGGTAATTCTTTACTAAAGCAAGCAGGAATGGTTGGTGGCATTCATACAGGACATGATGGTGGCCCTGCATTTAGCGGTTCAGCCGTTTCTGATGTTTCAGCATTATACAACGTCGTTTATGGACAAAAGGTTTGGTCTATGTTAAACCGTGAAGTTAATGCATTATCAATGATTTCAAAGCGACCATACTCTTCTAGCGGTTGGAGAGTATTAAAGTCAAGACCTGCGGGTGGAAGCGGTAATCTATTTACTGTTGATGCTTCGGGAACTGCTTCTTTAGGAGAATTAGGTTCTGATGACCCAAGAGCAGACTTAATTGGTGGTGTTCCTGAAAATGCAGCATTATCAACTGCGGCTGACGGTTTAGGCCCAATTGCACCAACATATGCTCAATTAAACATGAGTCCAAAGGTTATTGCTCATCAATTCGATTTCAGCGAATTGGCTATGGAAATGGCTCAGATTGATGATGGTATTGGCGATATTAGAGCGCAAATGCGTGAAGATATGGGCAAGCACCACGCAGAAGTTCAAAATAAGATGTTAGTTATGCCTTTGGAGCATTTCGGTGAATCTGCTGCTATGCCTAACATTACTAACAATTATACCTCATTAAACAAGGTTATCTCTTCAAGAGCAGAATTGTTGGCTATTGATGGTGGAGTTATCGCTACTGATACTACTTCTGCTTCTAACGCATTAGGACAAATTTACGGAAGTGAGCGATTTACTGCCGCATCTTTCCTAGATTCTGAAGTTGATTTTGGTTCGGGATATGCTTCGGGAGATGTTCGTTCTTTGACTTTAACTCGTCTAAATGACATGATTAGAAACCTAAGACTTGCGGGTGGTTCACCAAAGGTTATTTTAACTGGATATGATACCATTCAAGCACTTGCTGACCTATTGCAAAGCCAAGAGCGATTTATGGACAGAAAGGAGATTGTTCCTACTGTAAATGGTGTTCGTGGAACAAAGGGTCAAGAAGTTGGATTTAGAGTTGCAACATACTATGACATCCCATTGATTCCTGTTAAGGACATGGCTACAACGGGTAATGCTTCAACAAAGTTATCTGACCTATTATTCCTCGATACTGACCATCTATGGCTTTCTGTTATGAAGCCAACTCAATACTTTGAGGATGGTATTGCGAATGGAAACCCATTTGGTGTAGGCACTCTCGGAAACCGAGCATTGTATCGAACAATTGGTGAAGTCGGATGTTCCTTCTTTAAGGGTCAAGGTAAGATTACAAACATTCAATGAGGAAAAAAAAGGAAAAAGGAGATGATTATTTATGGCATGGACAACAACAATTTTATTTGAAATGAATGCAGAAGGAAACAGAAAGATGCTTTTTGGTAAGACAACAACCGATAGCGCAGATGATGATATTGAAACAGGTTTAACAAATGTAGACCTATTACTATTTACTCATTCTGGTTCGGCAGTAGAAGCAAATGCGGCAGTTATTAAAGAAACACTACCAAAGGCTACTGACGGATTAGCAGCCGCTTCGACAGATGATGGAAAAGTAAATGTTATTTGCACATCAGGCGATGTTCTTTATTGGCTTGCAATTGGCTTTTGAGGTGATTTAATTGACAAACACAGTAACTATTCTAGCAGACCACAAAGGTTTTGCTAGACCTAGAGTTTTAGGCGATGAATACGTCGTTCTAGGACAATGCGATATTACTTCGTTTAGGACAGGAACAACTACTTCTGGAACAATTACCGCTAATGCGGCAGATTCAGCAAATACTTATACCGCAATCGGTTCTGAACCATTTGGTGATTTTGTCGCTGGCGACCACTTTGTTGTAGCAGGTTCACATAGCAACAATAATGCATTAATCGCAAGAGTAGTTAGCGTTGCAGGAGCAGTATTAACTGCATCTTTTGTTGATGATGACGATTCAGGTGGCGGTGATGAAGTATTTACACACGCAGGAGAAAAGATTTTGGCTTCTTCTTTTGGTCTTTCAACAATTAATAGCGTTGAAGTAATTGGTCAAGAGCAATTAGACAAGACTTATACTGTTGGTGCAATAAGCGCAGACAAGACTTATTTTTACCTTTATGCCTTAACTACTGGCAGTTCCGCTACTGCATCTGCATCATTACCTAGTGGTGATATTGGAACTGTAAATTTAAGAGTAACTGGCCTTATTTGAGGTGATTAAATGGTTACTGTTAAATTGACAGAAGTAAGTCAATTGGGTGGCAGATTTGTTATTGAAGGACTAGAAGGGAGGACTGAGATTACTCGGAATGATTCTGCTTCTATTCCTTTACGCAGGGCTATTGTGGCTTTATCTGAT